TGAACAAAGACTTCATGTCTAAGATAGAGTTTTTACGTGAAGCTTTGGGCTTTCCTTTTGTTGTTACCTCCGCTTATCGCTGTAAAGATCATCCTATTGAAGCTAAGAAAACAGCAGGGCCGGGCGCTCACTCATCAGGCAGGGCAATAGATATTGCTGTCAGAGGGGAACAGGCTCACAAGCTTCTTAAGAAAGCTTTTAGCATGGGTATAGGTGGTATAGGTGTTAATCAAAAAGGATCTAGTCGCTTCATACACCTAGATGATCTTGATAAGACTGATAATCATACACGCCCTTGGGTATGGAGCTACTAATATGGCTCTCTTAGACTCTCTCATAGGGCCAGTAACAGGCTTATTAGATAAGTTCATTGAGGATAAGGATCAGAAGAGTGCTTTGGCGCATGAAATTGCAACAATGTCACAGAAATATGCGCAGGAAAGTGCATTGGCTCAGATAGCAGTGAATAAGATTGAGGCTGCTAGTCCTTCTTTGTTTACATCTGGCTGGCGTCCTGCTATGGGGTGGGTATGCGTATTGGGTATGGCAGGTAACTTTCTTGTTATACCTTTTGCAAACTTTATAATAACTCTATCAATGGAGATTCCTATCACAGTACCTTTGATACCTTTAGATACAATGATGCCTGTACTACTAGGGATGCTTGGTCTTGGTGGGCTTAGGACATTTGAAAAGACAAGGAAATAGAATGACAGCTTTGGAGTTTATTAACACTGCTTGGCCTGTGGCTGTAGGGTTTGTAACACTGGTCATTGTACTTGCTAAAATGCACAACGATATAGAGACACTGAAAGAAAAGGTTCGTGTTCTCTTTGAACTATGGAATAACAGGGGGAATGACAAATGAAGAAAGATCCCAGACTTGATAGGGCAGGTGTGAGTGGTTTTAACAAACCTAAGAGAACTCCAGACCACCCTAAGAAGAGCCACGTAGTTGTAGCTAAGGAAGGCGATAAGGTCAAGACCATACGCTTCGGAGAACAAGGCGCATCAACAGCAGGTAAACCTAAAGCAGGTGAGTCTGAGGCGATGAAGAAGAAGAGAGCATCTTTTAAAGCTCGTCACGGTGAGAATATTAAGAAGGGTAAGATGTCAGCAGCTTACTGGGCTGACAGGGAGAAGTGGTAATGCGAGTCCCAAGCTATCTCGCTTTATGGGGCAGTCCTTATTACTTAACTGCTTTTAAATCTACACGTTGTGACTTACTAATCTTCTCCGACAATTCTATTATATATGAAGAATGATTCTCCATTAATTTTAGAATTGTAGGTAGAGTAGCTTTCTCTGCTTGTGCATTTGATAGATACCCTATTGCGTCTACGTTTAATCTTAACACAGTAACAATAGGTAGTTCTATATTCTGAGTTACGTATATATCTTCTGTTATCATTGTAAGGCCGCCAGTTCGTTTTCAAGATAGTTATGGAGTTTAGTAAATTTGATGCGACTCTCTCTTACAATCTTCCTGATGAGAAACGCATCTTCGTCCTTGAATATACTACTTATTTCATCGTAAGGCAACCCAGAAATTTCTGTTACTAGGTTACCTCTCGAATCAATTAGTATTCTAAATGATGCTAGATTAGCTTCAGATTTCACACATACCGCCAACACAAGCAAGCTCTTGGCTGCCTGTAGTCATGTCCTCAAACTCGAAAGCTGATAAAGCTTCCCAATCAAACTCAGGCATAGTCTTTAATACCTCAGAATATTTAGCTTCAGTACATTCAGTATAAGGAGCTTGGTCATAAGTATGATCACTATATGGTAGCAGACTGATGCCACTCATCATATCAAAATTCTTCCACATCCAGCTACATATATCAAAGAACTCATCGTCTTTATAATAAACTGTGATAGAAGGTTTATGTTCACACCAGCTGTCTTGGTAAATCTTCCAAAGCTTTAGTTGTTCTAAGGCACCCATGTCTGTAGTGTATATAGCGCCTTTAGGGGACTTTACAGGGAAGCTAAAGACAAGAGTAGTACCATGATATAGGTCTTGTTCAGTAGGCTTTAGATGGCTCCTATCGCCGTCTACAGAAGGCTTACGAGTTACCTTAGTAGAGTCTACTTCACAAGGGAAACCAGCCTGTAGCATGTACTGAGCCATAGGGTCTTTAGAATCTGCACGTACTGTCCTAATATAATAAGGACTGAAACGAGGATGAATACCACTAGCACTGTTAACAAGCTGTGAAACAGTACCGGAGGGTTTAACACAAGTAATAGCAGCAGCTTGGTTAATACCTAATCGTTTAGCCCACTTCTTGTTTGTCTCAACAGCTACTTCACGTAGAGTACTAAGCACCACATCAAGATCTTTACCTGAGTTAGTAATCTTAGCATCCATAATACCAGTGAGACTAACACCTAGCAGGGCTTCTTCCTCAGTATTCTTCTTCCAAATAGCACGAAGATAACGGAAGTCAGTCAGTGTAGCTTGTAAAGTTCCTAGAATAGCTGCAATGCGTACCTTCTCTTTTAAACTATCTAAGGTATCATCTGCACGTACAACTACTTCTGAAAGATTACAGAACTGATTAGGTCTGAGAATGATTTCACTACAGGGGTTAGTACCAAAGTCATAGTCAGCTTCACGGCGACCATTACGAGCTGCAATCTTCTGTGCTGCTACCCGGCTAAAGACTCCACGCTCACCAGACTTAGAATCGTACAAAGCTTTCATCTCATCCATGAAGAAATTAAATTCAGGCTTCTCAGTATAACAAGCACTGTTATTAGCTAAGGCTCTTTGACCTTGTTCTTCCCACCACTGACCACTCTTAGCGTTACGTAAGCGACCATCAGAAGGGTTAGACAAGCTGATCAAAGCACTACGCCTTACACCACCTACAACAATAACCTCTGCAATCTTACAACACAGGTCATGGCACTCAAGGCTATTAAGCTTACGACCTGCTGCTCTTTTAAAGATCTCAACAGTATATTGAAACAGATCTACTAAAGGCTGTGGGCCACTTGCACGACCGCCAAAGGTCTTAAGACGTTCTCCTGCTGCTCTGACCTTAGTAACATCCCAGCTTGGAACTTCGCCAGCATAGAGCATAGCAATAAGCTGACGCATAGCCTTAGCCCAGCCAATCTTACTGTCTGCTACATCAATAGTAGTATCAGTAGCATGAAGCTTCTCTGCAATCTCAGGAAGCTTAGCAATATACTGACGCTCTACGGAGAACCCTACACCTGTACCACACATAAGGATGTACATAAGCTCATCGAATGCTTTAGGGTGATCAATAGGCAGGTAGGAGCAGTTGAAACCTGCTACGTTGTCCCTGTCTAATGCTGGCCCTGCTGTCATAACACAGCGCATAGAAGGCATTACTTCTAGATTAACAATAGCGTCTGTGATCTTCTGCTTTTCTTCGTTACCAATCTTGTTGCCCCAATAGGCTACATAACGCTGGGCTGTTTCTTCCCATGTCTCACGCCTACTCTTATCATCTTGCCAACGAGCATAACGACTCGCTGCTATAAATTTACTGTAGTTATCCATTATCGTTTGTCTCCGTCACCTCTGATGGTGCCTCTCTCAAGGCGACCTGTTAATTTTTCTATATTATATATTGCAACTTCTTCTAGTTCAATACTGTTTTTCTTTAAAAGCACTGCAAGATTCCATAGTACATCACCTGCTTCAGCAATAACATCTTCTCTTACAATAGTTTTAACATCGCCACGTAGTAAAGGCTTTACAAAGATATCAACAAGCTCTGATGTTTCTATCATAAGACTTGCATAGGGGTAGAAAACATTATCATAACTTGCAAATGTTTCTGCCTTATCTTGATATTCATTGAAATTCATTTTTTAAAATCCTCTCATATTTAGCTTTAAGAAAGTCTTCATTCTTTTCTCTGTACTCTAGAAAAGTAATTAGCCCTTCCCCTTCTTCTGATCTCTCTGTACAGTTAAGAACGTACATAGTCCAGCAGTAATTTTTAAACTCTTCTTTATCCATAGGTTTATCTCTCAAGTATCTAAAAATCACAACATTTAAAAACATGACTATAAGCATAGGTGCTGCTATTAATGCAGCTATTCCTAGCACAATACCATTAAGATAGCTAAGCAGCTTATACAAGATTTTCATTTCAAAGCCTCTTCAGATTCTAACTTTCGCAGTTCTTTTTCTAAAGCCTTTTTAATATTCCTTTCTTTCTTAACGCCTTTAGACTTAACTTTTTTGTTATATCTACTGCGACGTTCTGCTTTAGTATCTAAATAGTTATTGTCCATCGCTCTCTAAAACCTTTCTTAGTTTTTTCTCGTACCATTCAGCTTTTGAAATATCCTCTATACCATTTTTATTAGGGTAACGCCATCTATATTTAAAAGAGTTGCCACGTAGATAACCTCTGAACTCTTCTGGAGTTAACATAGATTGCATAGCAACAATACATTCTACTTCCCCAGAATTGTAATGCTTAGGCTTAGCAACAACATCGTAAGTTATTAAATCTTCTACGGTGTTATCTATTAAATTACTTTTGTAACTAGCCTTCCACGCTGAGTCCCATTGTTCAGGTACGATGTCATTCAGCCTGTTCTTCTTCATACTCGCTTCTCCATGAGTCAGGTAATGTTTCTTCGGTATACCATCTAAAGTTATTATCTGTAGCCCATTCACCGTGGCTACGTTTTGTACCATCTTTCCTACGCTTAGCCTGTGGCATAGGGGCTGATGAGTTTGCAAATAAGAACACTAACTCTATGTCATCAGGCAAAGCTTTTCTAATCCATATGTACTTACTAAACTCAGCATAGTCCCAGAAGCGTCCCTTAGATTCTAATAAAATCTTCTTACGTTTTATCACACGTACAAAATCAGGGTGGTATACGTGATTTACTGTGTAAGGAACAGTGTCATCGTGGTGTATCCAATCCTTTAAGATAGTATTATGTAGGGTTTTTTCCCATTTTGAATCGTAGTCACTGGGTTTATCAGGATCTACTGGTCTAACTTTTCTAGGTTTTCTGCTCATTAGTGAATAGCGCCTTTCCGTTTAATGAGTTCTAATTCTAACAGTACGAGTAGCTGTTGTACAATCTCAATGGGTACTTCTCTCATTGTAGATTTCTCAACTACAAAGAAATTAGCAAGCATAAGTATCATATCTTCTGGTTGGTTTTCTACTATCATGATCTTTTAGTAGCTCTTATATACTCTGAAATTGTAGCAGCAGTTATATTTTCAATGAGTGTAAGTGGGTTGCGTTTAATAATCATCTTTATAATACGCGAAGAACCTTTCAAAGAATAAGGCATTGAGTAAGCTGTACCGTTTAAATAAGAGTAAGCGTTAGTCTTAGGTAGATTATTAACAGTAACCTTAGCAGCTTCTGTATCAGAGAGCATAGACTTCAGCCACTCTGTTGCAATAGCTTTTGATTGATTGTGAATTCTTTTAGCGACACGACCATTCATATATAAATTTCCTCAACTTTAGGTGTAGCAATTACCCTTGTAAAATATTTTAAACCTGTAGAATATTTAAAAGCTCTTAAGCCTTTACCGTTGTTAGCATCTGCCCAGCATTTGTTTTTAAAAGAACAATAGGTACAGCCTGAAGCTAATCGCTTGTTGCCTTTAACGCCATCAGCTATATCTTCATAGCATCTATCAGGAGGTGTTTCTTTTTTTATTGATACTCTAAGGTTATCTATGTGCTTACTAATGTTAGGCTTTGAGAAAGGCCCCGGTCTGAATAAAGCCAGCTCACCTGACTCTTTATTGATTGCTAAGAAACCACCATCCTCTGTACCTTCAGCAGTTTCATAAGCTGCTAACTGTGCGATATATCCGAAAGGGTCATCGTCAACTAACGAGCCAGTACTGAACTTTTTAAATGCAAAGTTAGATGCTGTTTTAATATCTACAACCTCACCATCTATCTTACAGTCCATGTGACCAACGATACCGTTAACAGTTACTTCTTTCTGTTGATCAGTTATCGCATGTCCTGACATCTTAATGAATAAGACTAACAACTCTTCTAGCAGATGTCCATACAGAAACTTAATCTGTGTAGCTTCATTTGGTATGTGCTTTGATTTATCTGCTAACGATACTCTAGACTCATACCACAGCTTCCTTGCCGGGTGTCCTATGTTAGACATTCTTAAACCAGTTGACTGCTTGTGCGGAGATGCCCAGCTTTTAACAGCCTTCTTTACACTCTCTCCGAAATCTTCTATATCTTTATCAGCTATCTTAAGAGCCTTACCCTTTGATAAGTTTGATAATGATTTATATATGTCAGTTACTAGAGTATCTAAGCTCAAGCTTGAGTTGTTTATTTTCTTCTTCGTCGTCATCTTGTATCTCGTCTGTGTGTTTAGTTAAAACATTAATTGCTTCTGATAGTAACACGTCAAACCACTCACCCGCTACACCTTTAGATATTTTTATAAGTTTATCGTGTATCTTTTTCTCTGCTGCTCGCCTGTCGGATGTGACAATGTAATGCTCTAGATAGTAGTCGCGTAGTGGACTTGATGTCTGGTAGCTATTTACTCTATCGTTAATGTCAGCAGCCATACCTACCTTGTACCACCCTTCCCATGCTGGGTTAGATAAGATGTAAACATAACCTTCCTTCGTTAGTGTGTACTTAGGAAGAGATGAGAAGGCAGCTTCTTGAAATGATTTATAGCGCCCTGATTTATGTAGGGTATGACTCTTAGAAACTTCCTTGCCATTCAAGTACATCCTCTTAGAATCACGTAGCTTTACAGCAGCCGGGTTATCTTTATAGTAATAAGGCTTACCTGTCTTAGGGTTAATCTCTTTCACGTTAGTGTGTTTCACTCCAGTTATCTCCTACCTTGTATTCCCCATCAAGTGGGCAATTAAGTTTAAGAACTTTACCAGCTTCGATGATAGCCTCTACACCTAGCTTACCTACTAGCTCAGCATGTTCAGCTATAACCTCGATCTGCCACTCATCATGTACATTAGCTACGAAGTGAGCATCTATATCTTTAATCTTATCAGCTAAGATAACCAATGCTTTCTTCATAGTGATGGCACCTGCTCCCTGTAGCAAAGAGTTAAGTGCTGCGTGTTCACTACGGATATAAATCTTACGACCATCTAAACTTTTTAAATGACCTTTTGATGCTGCTCTGCTAACTTTATCTTTAAGATGTGCAAATGATGGGAGATTATCAAAGAATGATTTTCTAAGGTCTGCTCCAGTTTTTGCACCTCCTCCAGCCACGCTTCCAAGCTTAGCATCTCCTGCTCCGTATAAGAGTGCATAGATGAAAGTCTTAGCCTGATTTCTTGATTCAAGTCCTGCAAGTTTTTGATTAGTGGTATGTATGTCGCCGTTAATGATTTCATTTGTGTACTCCTTGTCGTCCATGTAGTGAGCCAGCATCCTTAACTCTAAGCCACTGGCATCTATACCTACTAATTTATATCCTTTGGGTACAGTCCAGCATGATCTACATTCTTCTCCATACTTTGAACCAGCATTAGGAACCTGTGCCATGTTGGGACTTAGATGTGACATACGTCCTGTGATAGTTCCATTCGCTATAACAAACCCGTGTACTCTATTGTCATCGCCAAGGAACTTTAGCCAAGACTTTATCTGACCTTCTCTCTTTTGAAGCAGAAAGAATTCTTTGATAAGCTCAGCCTCTGGTATACCTTTTATCTGACTCAGTGTTTTCTCGTTAACTACTGGTCTATCATTAACAGTAAACTCAGTGGGCTTCCAGCCGAAGTCTTGTAAGTACTCACCAATCTGTAACCTCGATCCAAGATTAAGCTCAATCGATGTTGTCCTTGTAATACTTAAAGGATAAGCATGATTCTTTTCGTGGAACAAGGCGTACTCTTCCTCCGTTAACCTTACACCCTTACCCTCAGAATCTTCTGCAATCTTTGAAATGCTACTAGACTTGGTATAACGAGGGAACAGTTTTAGTTTGGTTATCTTAGGGTGAAATACATTAGTGACCTCTTGCTCTACTACCTGCATCCTTTCTCGTATCTCAGCAAGAAGAAGCTCTGCCTTTTTAAAATCAAAGTAGAAGCCATGCTCTTCCTGTGTCTTCATGATAAATGCTATGTCTTGCTCAAGTTTAATTGATTCAAGTGAGAAGCCACGACTCTCTTCTCTGAGTTTAAAATATGCAGCAGTGTTCAGCTCCACATCTCGTATACAATAAGTAAGCATCTCATTACTGTAAGCATCAAACTCTTTGAAAGCAATCTTAGGAAAGTTTAATAACTGTCCCCAACGAGAAAGACCATGACCACCATCACGGGTTGGGTTAAACAACCTAGACAGTACTAAGGTATCTATTATATTTTTATCTTTGCTGAAGTCAGGTCTATTCATTAGCCGTTGAATAACAGGGATATCAAAACCTATAATGTTATGACCGACTAAATCATCTGCACTCTCAAGCAGATCACATCCTTCTTCTAACTGATTAGGCCCATAGGTGTAGATGGTTTTAGTATCTACATCCTGCGCTACAATACACCATATCTTTGTAGCATCTAAACCGTCAGTCTCGACATCAAAAACAAGTCTTGTCATTTCATTCAAACCCCAATGATACTAAGTCATCTTCTTTAGATACCTGTATGTCACTCATGTCCATCTCCTGTAGCCTACCAGTATCATCGTCGAACTTCAAGTGTGTAGCTATACCAACATCGCCAGTGTATCTAGACTTCAGTACACGGACACGGGTAGTAGAAGCTTCAATGGGATCATCAGACTGCTGGTTTCTCTCTAGTGAAATAACACAGTCGGATAACTGGGCGATGCTTTGAGATCCTCGCAAGTGATTCAACCCTGTCTCGATGCCATTCTCATGTCCTTTGTTACCATCTATTCGACGAAGGTGCGACACAAGAATAATACCAGCCCCTGTTTCTTCTACAAGGGTTCTTAAGCGGTGCATGATAGCGTCAATAGTACGCCTCTCGTCACCTTCAGCTGATGTAGACACAAGCATATGCAGGTGATCAATCACTACCCACTTACAGTCGCAACCTATAATCATAAACCGTAGCTTACTAAAGATAGCTTCGATGTCATTGGCTCCGAAGTGTGCATGAATCCAAACACGGTTGAAGTTATCCTTGTCATACATTATATCAAAGAAATTATCTAGCTCATCCTCAGTAAATGAATCTCTTATTCTATCGATATGTAGTTTGGCATTAGCCTCAATAGATAGGATACCATCAACTGTTCTGTTGAAGGTTTCTTCTAAGGCGATGACACCTACATTATGGTCAGTAGTTTTAATAAGCCAATGCTCTAGCTCACGTGTAACACTGGATTTACCTAGCCCTGTACCACCTGTTAAGGTAATGAGTTCACCTTGTCTTATACCTTCCAGCTTCTCGTTCAAACCTTTCCACGGGAATGGATAAGATACCTTCTTCTCTCTGTTCTTATACTTCTCTCTGTTCTCTGAGACACTTAGAACTCCTGAAGGTGTGTATGTCTTTGCATCCCACCAACATTGTACAAAACGCTTATGCCCGTTAGCTTTTAATAGATCATTGGCATCCTTGAAACCTTCAGGGAATGTCAATATCTTTGCCTTACCCGGCTTCAATAGCCTAGCTACGTGCCTCGCTGCTTCCTTACCTACAGTGTCCATATCAAAGGCAATGACCACCTGATCAAAGCTTTCTAAGAACTCTAGGTTATCCCTTACATCCCGCTCTGCACCACCAGCACCGTTCTTCACTGACACTACAGGCCACTGTGATCCGAGCAACTCATAAGCTGCCATAGCATCACACTCTCCTTCGACTAAGGTTACAAACTTACCGCCTTGTCTGAAGAGATGCTCTCCGAATAGCTTAGCCTGTGTTGATATACCCTGCCATCTAAAGTCCTTGTTACCTACGAACCTAGTCTTGTAGGCAATGACATCATTCTCTCCGTAGTAGGGATAGATATGTTTAAAGACATCTCCAGCACTGTCGTGTGTTACTTTAACGCCATACTTCTTAGCTGTTTCTAATGATATTTGTCTGTCTGTTAAGGCAGCAAACTGTCCTTCACTTGCAAACTTCTCTGGTTCTAAAGCTCTTTGAGTATTAGATATCATCATATTATCTCTGGTTGAATTATCTTCTGTGTGTTTCTTTATGTATCCCTTGCAGGAAAAGCAAACCGCACTCCCATCAATATTGATAGAGAGTGCGTCACTGCTGGAACATAAAGGACATGGTTGATGCGTTTTAGCAAATGCCATGGTCTTTAATCCTCTTCGGTTACTAAAGCCCCTTCGTCTAGGTTGTTGTTCATAGCTGCAATAAAGGTTTGTTTAGCAGCTAATAGTACATTAGAACGCTTTGCTAATGAGTCAAGCTCTTGCTGAACCTCAACCAAATAGTTATAAGTTAGCTTAGCTTCGTCGTTCAATAGCTCAACGTCATACAAACCTTCTTCTGTTTTATATGTAAAGTTACTCATATTTAAAATGCCATCCTGTCTTCAGTGAAAGGTGTGTTGCCATCGCCATGCTCTACAAGTTCAAGAACCTGCAAGGCGTGGATGCTTGGGCGTTTGATCTTCTTGATCTTGCCGTAGTTTAATGTTGCCCATTGAACCGCAACCCGTGAACCATTACCAATCTTGTAATCCACTCGTTGCTTATCTGTATCAACAACAATAGGCGCAGTGTTTTCTGTACCGTTATAGTTAGAAGCCCACTTGTAGAAAGTAATAACAGGATCAGGGGTATACTTACGTGAGCCTGCTTCATGTAGTCCAGCATTGAACCCTGCTTGTTTAAACTTCAAGAAGACCTCATCACTTACAGCTACATTAACTTCCCACCCAAACTTACCAGTGCCGGGCATCTGTGACTCATTATAGTCAGCTACAGGTGCATCGACATGAGCGTAGTATGCAACACCTTCGATAACTTCTGGGATACCATCAATCATTTTCATTAGATACTTCTCCTAATTAGTTTTTAAAAACTTTTCATAGCCATTAGTAAACTCACCAAATGATATGGCTACCTTATCATCTGATAAAAAGGTAACTTGCATAGTCACCTTGTCTCTATACATATCACCTTCATATGTATTCTTAAACCTAGTCAGCTCTGACTTTGTTGTTTCAACATACATCACCACTCTCCTAGATAGTTTATAAAATCAGGAATAATATTTATAACATCATCTCCTGTAGCAGTCAAAGATAGTCTGTCTTTTGCAAAGACTATGAAACGTGCCTTGATCTTTTCGTTAGGTTGTTTTGTACCTAAGCTCATAGCAAAAGCATAAGCCCAAGAGTCTTCGATAAGATCTTCCATTAAATCACCATCCTTTTATTTAGACCAGCCTATATTATAACAGACTTAGTTTCTTTTTACAACAGGGAAGCTGTCTAAAGGATCTTCCTTAAAAAACTTACCCCATAGTGCAGGCTCATCTCTAACTGCTGATTGCTGTAAGACACTTAACCTTGCTTCAAGTATTCGTATCTTATCAGTAAGCTGTATCTTTTCTATCACATCTTCTATGATCTTACTCATCTACTGTGTTGTCCTGTATAAGTTTAAAGTCATCTCCAAAACAAAACACCTTCAGAGTCTCACCATCTTTATCAGTGATAGTAATGTCCCAGCTATTATGATTAGAACCATCTACTCCTTCAACACACTTAAGAATCTTTATTGTTTTGGTATCATGTATAAAAATATTATTGCTTATAGACATAACGCTCTCCAAGAATGTGTGATTGTTTCTTTCTCATCTAAAGCTTTCTTAATTAACAAGGCAACCTCTTGTGTTTCAAGCTGGGCTGTACTATGTGTCCTTTGCTTAACAATACGGGCGAAGGCTACAAGGCTACCTGTCCAGTACCACTCTGTCATCATCGACTGTGGCAGAAGCATACGAGCTTGCTCCATACAGACACCCGAAGCTATAGCGTCTTCGTACTCAGCTAAGGCCAACTGTGTGGAGTTCATACTTTTTTCTATCCTCGAACCCCAACGTTCCCAACCGCTTGATTCGTCACTGCTACCCTGCTTCACATTATCAGCAGCCTTCCGCCAGATCTTTGGCTCATAGAATTCAATATCTGTATCGACATATCGCCTACTGATTTCATTCCACGTTAAGCCCACCTGATGCTTAACCAACTGTCGAGCACAGAAGATAGGTGCCTTCATTCTAAACTGTAGGATGACATGAGCAAAGGGCGACCAGTGTCCATGCTTAGCTAGAAAAGAAATCAATCGCTCATCCTTTCTATTTAACTCCTTGCTGTGGCTGTTGAAGCTAACCCTCGCTGCATTAACTACAGTAAGATCACCTCCCATACTGTTGATTAGTCTAGCCTGCATGTCACTCATTCCCATCTCCCATGCTCAGCAAGCTCATCTCTTAGCATCTTAACTTCTTTTGCAAGCTCAAGGGCAACCTTCCATAGTCCTAGTATGTGAAGCTCCCCTTCATCGCCCCAGTAGGTATCGTGCTTACCTACACCCGCAGCAACCTCTTCGCTGTCATTGTATAATGATACTTGATCTAAAATATCAGAGTTATTCATGCTGTCACCTCTAAGTTTATTTTCTTGGCGCACTTTAATTATCATGGTCTATACTCCCATTATACTTCCATAAGTTTCAGATACTATAATTCCTAAAATAAAAGCTAGTAATGTCATTACTATACTGATACGACCACTATATAATATATCTTTAAGATCAATGTATATACTATATACTTCTCTCTTAATATTACCAATCAATATCTTTATCATGTCTTCTCACCTCACGCTGCTAGTTTATGGGCGGCTGCTGTCCTTACAAGGGACTGTCGTCGTACCTTAACATCTAGAATGTTGTCTGTCTTTCTACCTGCTGGTGCATGTGTTGACCAGTGAGTCATGGCATTGTAAGCAGCCCACTCAGTAGACCCTAGCAATGGTTGCTCATTCTTTACGTACTGGTTCCACATGTACATTAAGTTACGGTTCATGTAGACATCCTTCATCATCATAAGCTCATAGACACTAGACGCTGAGCCGATCAAGGCCGCCTTACAACCCGCTGCCTCTGCAAAGATTCTAAAAGCTTGGACATCAGTGATGCTGTGCTGACGCCACCTCTTCCAACGCTCACCTTCAGCCTCAAAAGTTTTCAAAGCCTGTGTAACTTTACGAGCAGCATGATCTGCTGACAGTGAGGGTGTGTGCTTGGACTTGTACATTGAGAAGCCATCGATAGCTACCTGACCATTAGTACACAGCATACGAACAGCCCCTACCTCTACTGTAAAGCACCAAGAGCCGTCAAAAGAATTGTAGTGAGCTATCTGGAACTGTGTCTCGTCACCATTTCCTAGATCAACTACATACTGAGGTAAGGTATAGACAATAGCTGCCTTAGCACCGTTGTGTGAGGTCTGAACAGTACGCGAGACACCTTGAAGATTGATGCCTGAGTCTAACAAAATCCGCTGTACTGTACGTTCGCCATCACTGTACTGTGCATTCTCATAGCTGTATGATTTCTTAACAACATTAATCACAGCACCTGTATCGTTATTAATTAACACTCTACGTACAGGATCTTTATACAAATCACCATCTGGTTTAACATACATTAAGGGTGATTCACTTACAGTAGGTAGGTTCAAAGGGCCTAGGTTTTCTAGGTGTATGTTGTTTTTATTCAAGTGTATAATCATTTCTTTGATATCCTTTATAAGATTGTTTTTAGAAGCTTTCGGAAGTTAGTTTAATGTGTTTTCTTTTTCGGTCAAGTGAATCTTTTTCATGTTAGGTAGCTTAACTAGGTTATTCTTTTCATCTAGCCTGAAGATCCCCAACAGTTCACGCTCTGCGTTGTCGTAGTAAACAAAGTTAACGCTATAATCTTTTGTGTTATCTAGTTTAATCAGCTCAGCACCTGCCTTTTTAAGGTGCTTATGCTGGGTATACTTGGGGATGATGTGCTTCTGTCCCCTTTTAAAGCCTATGCTTTGCCTGTCCTGTGTTATTAAATACAGCATACTTAATCCCCTTTACAAGTTAACAGAATAGTCTTCAACGGTCAGAGACACAGTGACATCACCATCTTCATGGTTACTATATAAGTCTTGAAATTGTTTAAAGATCTTAAGACCTTCCTCAATATGTTTGCTAGGCTGATTATAATCCTTGTCAATAACAACCCTTGCCAACACGCAGTTGGTTTTTACAGATACTCCCTGAGTATCTAATATGATATAATAAGCCGACACCGCTTCTATCAAGGCACCGCTATTTTCTGGGTAAACTCTTTTAGTTTTCATTCAAACTCCTCCTCTTCTATAGTATTTAGAACATCTCGCAACCCTTCGACTGCCAGCCATAAGTCTTGCATAGTGTCCTGCCTTACGTGGATTTCATCTACATTTACCTTGGTATCTAGCCAATCAACCATCTGCCCAAGGTCATTCAGTACCTTATCCATTTTCAATACCCCAAGAAAGTTAAGACATCGCTGCCCATATAGTGGCCCTTATAGCCACACTCATCATAAAAATCGTTGATTGATATATTGTGTAGCAGTACTTCCATCACAGCTTCTCGCCTGCTAACCTCATTATCCCAAGCTTCAAGTAAAGTCATGACATTTCTCCTTTCCCTTTAGTTTTTATAAGCGTTGATACGACGCCTTGATAACTCCATAAGACAATAATGGATCTCATCCATGTACTGCCCTGCCTTTGGGTTATCTGGCATAGCTTTTAAAGCCTGCCGACAATCAAACATAATATATTTGAGTGACTCATCTCCTAGAACCTTGAACTTTGCCTTAGTCTGGCTGTGCCACTTACCTGTACCATCACCATAATCATTCATAGTAATTCTCCCATACTGTCCCACTCTTTTTCAGTGATACCTGTCATGATGAATTCCCTTTCGTGTTCATTTAATCTAGGCATTGCATCCTGTATGTACATCCCAGACTTCCAAGCCTCCATTTCTTCAGCAGTTACATCTAGATCTAATGACCTTTCAATCTTACTGAACATAGATACCTTAGTGATTATCATAGTTTTACCCCTTAATAATTTCAAAGATGTATCGACCTTTCGTAACCCTATAAAAAGTATAACGTCCTCTGCAATAAGAATTTGCAGCGGCAACAACTCTATTGTAGACCTTATCACAGCTATCACACTTGACCTCAAACCAGTGGCCTCGCTTCATTGGTGCCATGATATCTCTCCAGCTTGAGGCTGGCTGTGTTGTTCTCTTAGGTGCTGGTCGGTTAGTAATTACTTTCAGCTTTAACATCTTGGTGGTCTGATTTGCTTGTGCCATTTTAGTATTCTCCAGTTAAGTAAGTATAGTGAACTTCTGATACGTGATTTCCGTCTTGCCATCTTGCTGATTTAGTGGCGAGAAAATTACACCACGAATTCCATAGGTTTTCTGTTCCATAATCTGTACAAAGTGTTACATAGTTTACAATTTTATTGTGATTTGTTGCCCTTGCCTTGTCACCCTTTGGATCTTTTGCTAGTGTCAAGTCTTTTATATCTAGGTTATACATCCTAATATTATGGACATCCATACAGCCCACCAATCCTGCTACTAATTGACAGGTGAACCCTGCTTTAGGTAGTCCCAAGCCCGGTATCGTAAGGAAAATTCTCATAAGTGACAGGGCTTTGTCGTGATCTGGTAGGTTGCTATGGATTACAGCAAGCATTTGTCCATGTATAAAATGCTTATGTGTTGCAAGGTATTTATATGTCTTACCTTTATTACCCCACAGAAATTTAGAGTCTGCCTTATTCTCTCTAACATCCTTCAATTGGTCGCCAACGCCCAACCAATTCTGCTGAATACTTAACACAACCATGAGGATCACGTCCGCCATGTTATCTGCTGACCTTTGGGAGTATTCTTGGATCTTAGTTGCATGTATTTTGTACATTCACTTCACCCCTACTATAAGACCATCCTTCATTGAGACATTGGCAAAGAATTCACGCCCAATGCCTGTGATGTGGGGTCTATTAGCCCCGGTCAACATACCATTGGGGCGGTACTCTTCCCCGAAAACACTGGTTTCTATATACTTTAAACGCTTCCCGATATTTTCTTTTAGCTCTTTCTTGGAATTATAGATGAACACCAACATCGTTTTTCTCCTATTAAAATTCAAATCCGACCCAGACCAAGGTCGTACCAGTTAACATTATTTGCCTGCTAATATCTTCGTAATCATCTAGGCAATACTTTTTAAAAGAGCGGTCATATTCCGCCCTGATATATGTCACTTGGGAATCTAATTTCCGCCGGACAAATTCTCCCTGCGGGACGTTCCTTAACTGCATTTGTTTGGTGGTATCGATCATACCATTAACCTGCTGGTAAGATCATCAAATGACTCATCGGGAGAATCCCCGGCAAAACGGGCAAAGTCAGCCCTAATACCGTCGTAAAGGTATGGGCCTCGCCTGTTATTTTTTAGCCATTCGAATATGGCATATTCTAGCCCGTCGACCTTGTATGCCGGTGCCTCTTCGCGCACGGCCAGCTCCAGCTTCTCGTACAGCTCAGCCAACGCTTCGACTCGCGTTTTCTCAGCCTTTAACAGGCCAATCTTTTGTGTTTTGTCCCAAGCCATCATAGATTTTAACATTTTATTTTTCCTTTATTAATAACAAAAAAAACCCGCTGCTAAATAAGCCAGCGGGGTACTCCTGTGTGATGGTATCATCCCTAGCCATTTTACTAGGGTGGTGTGTATGGTTTTTTTATTTTGCAGCAGCTATTTCAGCAGCTATTTCAGCAGCCATTGCCGTGATCTGCGCGGTAGTAAACCCTAACACTAACGCTCGTTTTATGGTAGCACGTGCCTTTTCCTCGTTAGTCTTTTCTACAGTCTCGACTTGAAATTGTGTCCACCACTCGCAATCTATTTCGAGGTTAGACTTGCCAGAAAAAACTTTATTTTTACTATCGAATTCTAATCCGCTAGATTCGAGCAACGTTCGTAGGTTGGTGGTCGTACAACCTTTCGGCTTGCCGCCAATATCATTTATACGGTTGTAGATTATTGAAAATGGCGTACTGTTTCCGTGACTTGCTAATTGTTGAATGGCGAACTCGCTTGCCTCTTTTAAAACAGTCGCGACGTTAGATTTGCTAACGCGGGTTAACGCATTGTTCAGAGTTTTAATGTTATTAATCATGGTATTTTTCCCTTTTTATTAATGGTTAAAGTTTAAACATACTTTAAAAAGCATGTTTAAGGTTAACCACTAAAGGATATCAAGCATTAATCGTACCGCAGCCAGCTTATGCCGTTTGCAATCAATCGCAGCCTGATACCTTATTTAGTGGGATTGGATTATCACCATCGTTTCAGATAGCGGGGCCGCACAAGCGAAACGGTACAGTCTCATATTGTAGGCTCGAGGGATTGTGGCCGGGATTTCCTCACACCATGCGCAACCGTACCCGCTCGATGTTTTAAGGGTATCGCCCCGACTCAATGTGCGATCCCTCCCCTTAGACTTACCCGGATGCCCCGGCTGCTAGGATGTTTTGTTTTGTTCGTCTCTCGACTTGGAAACAAGATTATATCCTTTAATTACGTTAATCAAGGGGTAAAGACTAAATAACTAACAATATCTAGAATAAAAAGGAATAAGCAGAGAGGTTTTTATAACTACTGTATAAACATACAGGTAAAGTACTGTACAAGTATACAGTCTAACAGGGGATTAAAGGGGAATTTCAAAGGGGACTACATCAATACAGGGGAATTGTGGGGCCTTGTGAGGGCTTGTTAGATAACAGATATCCAGCACAGTTAAACTTAACAGGCACCTCATAGACCCTTATAGAGCTTTAAAATGCCTGTATATTTGTACAGTTTAACTAACAGATTTACAAAGGGGGATTGAATATTAACATATTGTAATATATAGGAATATTCAAAATATTTTGAGACTTCCAAAGGTTTAAAAGTATTGATATTGGATCACTTTGAAAAGCTTTTGAAACCGTCAAACAATATTACAAAGGTGCGAAGACTAACAAGCTTGTAAAGGTTTAAAGACTAACAAGCTTGTAAAGGTGTGAAGCCTAACAAGCTTGTAAAGGTTTAAAGACTAACAAGCTTGTGAAGGGGGCTAACAGTCTTTTGAAGGGGTGAAGCCTAACAAGATTGTAAAGGGGTGAAGTGCTAACAGCTTTACAAGGGGGGCAGGTGGCCGGGGGGTACGGGGGTGGGGGTAATACG